CTCCGAATGGTGTGGGTAATTGGTTTCATCAAACTTGGTTAGGTGCGGAAGAAAGTACAAATCCATTTAATACAATCAGATTACATTGGACAGTTCATCCTGAAAGAGACCAAAAATGGAGAGATGAGCAAGAGAAATTATTGGGTACAAAGAAAGCAGCACAAGAATGTGATTGTGATTTTATATCTTCTGGTGAAACTGTAATTGAACCTGAATTATTAATGTTTTATAAAGAAACATATGTAATACCACCAATTGAGAAAGGTGGATTTGATGGAAACCTTTGGAAATGGGAACATGCTGATTATAATAAATCTTACATGGTAGTGGCCGATGTGGCTAGAGGAGATGGCGCCGATTATTCTACATGTCATGTAATTGATATTGCCAATTCAGTACAGGTTGCAGAATATAGAGGTAAGGTAGATACTAAAGATTTTGGAAATTTCTTAGTAGCACTTTCAACGGAATATAACGATGCACTACTTGTTATAGAGAATGCAAATATTGGATGGGCAACAATTCAGCAAGTAATTGATAGAGATTATAAAAACTTATTCTATATGAGTAAGGATTTAAAATATATTGATACTGAAAATCAAATGACAAATAGATATAGAGCTGAAGATAGAGGATTGGTAGCTGGATTTTCAACCACTTCTAAAACTAGACCTTTAATCATATCTAAATTAACTGATTACTTTAGAGAAAAATCAATTATAGTTCGTTCTTCTCGTTTAATAGATGAGTTATTTACATTTATTTATATGAATGGTAGAGCAGAGGCTATGAAAGGTTATAATGATGACTTGGTAATGGCATTTTCAATTGGATTATGGGTTAGGGATACTGCACTTCGTTTAAGACAGGAGGGTATTGATTTAACCAAAAGTGCGGTTGGTGGTATTACATCACATACTTACAATGGTGTATATGGTGGTGGTAATGGTATGGATGATGACCCGTGGAGAATGAAAATTGGTGATGGGTTTGAAGATTTAACTCAATGGTTGTAGGGTTTTGATATTTTACGATATTTATGTTATATAATGTCAAAATAGGATTTTTATAGAAATTAATAATAAATTATGGCAGAGCAAGAAGGAATGGATGATAGGAGTTTTTTTGGTAGATTAAAGAAGTTGTTTGCATCGCAAGCTATCGTAACCGTTGATAAAGATGGTAAACGTAAGGTTGTTGATACGGATGAACGCCAAATGAATACAAACTTCGTAAATCTTAGAGACAGATATACAAAATTACAAAGGTCTTACTACGAAACAAATCAGGGTGCACAATCAATGGCATACCATCAAGTTCGTAGAGAATTATTCAGAGATTATGATGCTATGGATAATGACCCAATTATAGCATCGGCATTAGATATATACGCTGATGAATCAACAACAAAAAATGAATATGGTGATATATTAGCAATTAAATCAACAAATGAAAATGTAAGTGCAATACTTCACAACTTATTTTATGATGTAATTAATATAGAATTTAATTTATGGCCTTGGGTAAGAAACTTGGTAAAATACGGAGATTTCTTTTTAGCATTAGAAATTGCAGAAGGTAAAGGTATTGTAAATGTATTACCATACTCTGTATATAACACCGAAAGATTAGAAGGTACTGAACCAATGAACCAAAACTATGTTAAGTTTAAAGTTGAATTAGATAGATTTGGCAAAAAGGAATATGAGAACTATGAAATGGCCCATTTCCGTTTACTTTCAGATACAAACTTCCTTCCATATGGTAAGGCTATGATTGAAGGTGGTCGTAGAGTATGGAAACAATTATCTTTAATGGAAGATGCGATGTTAATTCATCGTATTATGAGAGCACCTGAAAAGAGAGTGTTCAAAATTGATATTGGTAATATTAATCCACAAGAGGTTGATGGCTATATGCAAAAGATTATCAACAAAATGAAAAAAACTCCATTTGTTGATAAGAATAGTGGCGATTACAACTTAAAATACAATATTCAAAACCTTACGGAAGATTTCTTCTTACCTGTTAGAGGTGGAGATAGTGGAACATCAATAGATAACTTAAGTGGATTAGAATATACAGCAACTGAAGATATTGATTACTTAAAAGCAAAATTATTTAGCGCATTAAAGATACCTAAAGCATTCTTAGGATATGAAGAAGGTATTAGTGGTAAAGCAACTCTTGCAGCTCAGGATGTTCGTTTTGCTAGAACTATTGAAAGAATTCAAAGAACTGTTGTTAGTGAATTATATAAAATAGCTATTGTTCATTTGGCTGGGCAAGGTATTGATGATTCTGAATTAACAAACTTCCAACTTACTTTAACAAACGCTTCTACAATATATGAGCAAGAGAAAGTAAATCTTTGGAGTGAGAAAGTTAGATTAGCAAGTGATACGAAAGCATTAAACATGTTATCTACCGATTGGGTGTATCATAATATATTTAATATAAGTGAAGATGATATGGATACTGAAAGAGCTAAAATGATATTAGACCTTAAAGACCGTTTCAGACACACTTCAATTGAACAGCAAGGACAAGACCCAGCAAATCCACCGCAACAACAAAATGTGGAGGAGGAGATTGAAAAAATGAAGCAAGAGATTGTAGATAATAAAGGTGGAAGGCCAAGAGAAGGAAATACCTACGGTAAAGACAAACACCCATTGGGTAGAGACCCATTAGGTAATAAAGAAAATGAGAGTGAGAGAAAGAGAGAAATGAGAACAAACGAATCAAATAAACGAATAGCGCAGGAATATATTAATGCATTTTCATCAAAAAAGAAAATTTTAAGTGAAAAAACACAAAAAACCGACCTTTTAGATGAAAATAATTTATTAGATGACACCAAATTTTAATAAACATTAAAAAGTTTATATTTATATGTGTTAGTTTATAGACATAGGTTAAATTATAGGGTAATAAATGAAAAAAATAAAACATTCCAAAGTTAAGAACACTGGAGTGTTATTTGAGCTTTTAGTAAGACAAATAACATTAGAGGTACTTAATGGAGATAAAACGGAGAACGCAAAACATATAGTAAAAGAATTCTTTGCTGCAGGTACTGAATTAAATAAAGAATTACGTCTTTATGATTTATTATTAAAAGAGAAGTATAATTCCGAATCAAGAGCAGAAATGTTTGTAGATACTGTATCTCAAGCACACTCTAAGTTAAATGAGAACAAACTTTCAAAAGAGAAATATAATCTTATTAAGCAAATTAATGAGAAATTTGAATTAGAACAATTCCTTTCTTCTCCTATAACTAACTATAAAGTATTAGCTTCAATATATAAAGTATTTGAATCTAAAAAGTCCAAAAACTACGATATTAAAGATATATTCAATTCTAAAGTAACCCTTATTGAGAACATCATCTCAAGACCCGCAGTGGCTAAAACTAACAAAACAACAGAGGATACTAAATTAATTGAATCATATAAAAAGCAAGATAAAGATTTAAGATTATTAACTTATAAGATTCTTGTTGAGACTTTTAATAAAAAATACACAAATTTAGATGAAAAACAAAAGGGCTTGTTAAAAGAGTATATCAATAACATGTCTAATACAACTAAATTTAAAGATTATTTGGCAGTAGAACTTCCACAAATTGTGAAAGAACTAAAAACAATTAAATCCAAAATATCAGATAAAGTAACTACAATTAAATTATCAGAAACTATTTCTGTTTTAGAAAAAATGAAAATTGGTAAAAATGTAACTGATAGTAATGTTTCATCTATAATGCTTTCTTATGAGTTAATCAAAGAATTAAAATTAAAGGTAAATGTCAAATAGACTAAAAGAAATAATTAGAGGTATAGTTAAAGAAATCCAAGACGAAAAGGAATTGGAAGAAATGACTGGAACTGGTGCAGTTGCTGGATATGATACTCCAAACGCATTTTCTAAACCAGGTCAAACTGCAAAGAAAAATAAAAGATTAGCTAACGTAACTGGTGGTGAGGTTGTTGATGATTTGGAAGAAGGTAAGGACTGGTTGAAAAACGATGTTCCTGCTGATTCTAAAAAACCATTAGCAATAAAACCAACAGCAATTAGTTCAGCAGATGCTGGTGGTATTGCAGATAAGAGTGGTATGATATTAGCTAAAGAGGATGATGAAGCTAGTTTAAATGAAAATCGTTGGTTAGAAATTAAAAACGGAGATGGTTCACCTAAAGCTAAAATGAGTAGAGGGGTAACATCTATCAAACAACAATTAGGTGAAGTAGAAAAATTTGTTAACTGGTATTCTAAGATAAAGAATGAGAATGGAGTTAAAAGAGGAGATTACTATAAAAGAACAAATAAGAGTTTACATAAGATAAAAGAAAGGTTAATGAATCTTTCAGAAAAAATTAGAACATTATAATATGAACACATCAATTACAAAATCAAGACTAAAAGAATTAGTTAAAGAAGTAATGGTAGAAGAAAATGAATATCAAGCGTTTTTTGCTAAAGCATTAGAAAAGTCTGGAAAATCTATTCCATCTATGAGTGATGACGAAAAGAAAGCATTCTTTAATAAAATAGATTCTGCTTGGAATGGTAAAGGTGATAAGAACGAAGCATTAGTTGGTGGACAAAAAGAACTAGATACCGATAAGGATGGTGATATTGAGGGAGATGATTTAGCAGATTTAAGAGCTAGTAAAAATGAAGCAAGAGATGCTGATGGTAATGAATTTCCTGAACTAGATGATTTTAAAGCAGCTATTAAAAAAATGATTCAAAATAATGATGTTGAAAAACTTTTAAAAAATAAAGTTGTTTCATATTTACAAAAAGAAAAAAGATTTGATGGCGCGGGTAATACAAATAGTATGAGATTATACGATAAAGTAATAAATGATTTACTTAAAAACTAAGAATTAAAATAAGAATGAAGAATCTTTTAATAGAAACAAAATTATTTGAGGGAAAGGTACAAGAAGATGAAGGTGGGAGAACCATTGTTAAAGGTATTCTACAAAGAGCTGGTGCTGAAAATCAAAACGGAAGAATTTATCCGAAAGAAATCTTAATGAGAGAAGCTAAGAAGTATGAGGTATTCATTAAAGAGCGTAGAGCATTGGGTGAATTAGACCATCCGGATTCTACTGTAATTAACTTAAAGAATGTTTCTCACAATATTAGAGAGATTCATTGGGACGGTGATGATTTATGTGGAACTGTTGAAGTCCTTTCTACTCCGTCTGGTAACATCTTAAAAGAATTATTAAAAGCTGGTATCCTATTAGGTATTTCATCAAGAGGTATGGGTTCTACAAGACCAATGTCTGGAAACAAAGTAGAAGTACAGGAAGATTTTGAATTAATTGGCTGGGATTTTGTAAGTAATCCATCTACACAAGGTGCATTTATGGTACCTGTAAACGAATCGGTTAATAGAGGTTTACAACAAATCGGAACTGATATTTGCGGTGATTACTGTAAAGCACAAGACTTAATGAGAGAAATAATAACTGAAATAATATAAGAATGGCAAAGAATTTTGATATATACGATTTTGTACACAACAATAAGATAACCTTAAAAGTTGATGGCAATAAAGGAACTACTGTAGCTAAGGCATACAATGATATCCGTAAAACTAACTTGAAAGAAGTAAAGATAGTTAATGGTAAATTCAGTTTAGCTGAAAACTTAGAAGATAGAAAATTATCAAACGAAGTTAAAAAACACTTCTTAGAAATCATTTCTACTTACAATACTTTCCAAGACCAAATGAAAAGACAATCTGATATGACTGAGGTTGCAAACAC